TGTAAACCTTAACTGTCTTGCCTATCCACTGCTTAGTGTCTATGCCGTAGGCCTGCGCTACCGCTCTCTGGCTTGTCATGTTCATGGTCCACTGCCGCTTGTTGCCGTTGGGCAGCTGTACGCCAATCTCAAATGTCGGTGTGTCCTCTTTCCCCTCTTCCCCTGGAATGGTGCCTTTCTCTCCCTCGTCGAGGAATGTTAATGTAGCTTCCGGCTCAACGTCCTCTGCTTTGAGCCATAGATTTAAATCAAGTTCTGGCATTGTTACACCTCCGCTTTTGCATCACATTCTGGTTTTGGCTTAGGCCCAACTCGTGTTACAACTCCCCCCTGGATGGTAATGTAGCCTAGTTCTTCCATATGCTGCATTACTTTGCTGATTGTTTTTTCTTGGAAGCCTGTGTCCAGGCACAGCTTGGCGATAAGCTTCTGCTTGTCTGCTTTGCCGTCTGTGTACAGTGCTCCCATTATGTCTCTTTTCAAAGCTACCTTCATCGATAGAAAGCTTGGCATTTTGTTTTACCTCCCTAATCTTTTGGCAGATGGCCGCATTGATAAAGTGGCTTCTGCTCTTGAATGTTTCTGGATATGCAACAAGGATGAGTGTTATTTCTTCCTCGAGTTCCTTCTGCATATAGAATGATGTTTCCCGTCCATACTTTTCCATTCGGCATCACCTTCTTGTGTTGTAAAGACGTCATAGTATATATATACTATGGTGATAGATTATATATATTAATTGATTATACTGAAGTTTTTCTACCCTGGTGTTGGGTATACTTTCAAATAACTATTAGAAAATGCTGGCAATACAACATTACATAAACATCAATATAATATAAATATATATCTATATCTATATCTACATCTATCAACAACAACAACAACACGCTGTTTTATTGGGCTTTCATTCACCCATATTTATTAAGATCTCCCTGTATTTGGACAATACATAGAGGCTAAAAAACATTAAAGTGGAATGAAAGCCCCACCTGGCGGCTCCTACGTCGCCGCCCTACTCACTCCCGACGTCCCCCCCTTGAGTTTAGGGCGCGGCGTAGCCGCGCCAGTTATAGGGCGGGCGTAGCCCGCCAGTAGGGCCACGGGATAGAAGATAATGTGGTATAAATATGGTTTTTGCAATTGAAAGGGTAGCGGATTTATCCATACAAATATAGTTTTTGCCATGGAACCCGCACAAAAATTTTGGGAAATCCTGTAAAAACGTGACCATTTCCTGTAAAAACATAGGTGATTTCGGTTGAAAATTGACTTTAAACTTGATAAATGGCAGGAGGAAGTGCTTGCTGCGGAGGGGAATCTGTGCATTTGCAGCGGAAGACAGGTAGGAAAATCACAAATTATCGCCATAAAAGTCTCAGAATTCCTGGCAAATCACGAAAAAAAGAGCGTTTTGGTGGTGTCAATTACGGAAGATCAAGCGGAAATGATGCTCCAGAAGATCATTTACTACCTGCATGATAACTATCCCAAGCTGATAGCTAGGGGCAAGCGCAAGCCCACAAAGCATTTAATCCGGCTGTCTAACGGCTCTGAGGTTAAATGTAAGGCAGTGGGGCAGTACGGGCTCGGTATTCTGGGCATGACTATTGATGTTTTGGTCCCGGATGAGGCTGCGTATATGCCGGAGGCTATCTGGGCGGCGTCCACACCTATGCTCCTAACAACAGGCGGCCAGATATGGCTCTTAAGCACGCCAAACGCCCAGCAGGGCTACTTTTATGAGGCATACACCAATCCGGCGATGCATTTCAAGACATTCCATGTAAACTCTGAGGAGGTTGCAGAGGCACGGCCAGAGCCACAGCGCAGCATCATGCTAAACTACCTCGCCAGGGAGAAGGCGCGTATGACTGAGCTGCAATATGCCCAGCAGTACCTGGCCCAGTTTCTTGAGGAACTCGGGCAGCTATTCCCCGATACTTTAATCAGACAACAGCAGCAGCTCCGGAGGGTTCAACCTCTTTCTACCACCAACCCCCAACCCTCCGGGGCCTTCCAGGGCGAGTTCTTTCTAGGCCTTGACATTGCGCGGCTGGGCGGAGATGAGACAACCTTTGAGATTCTAGAGCGGGTGGACGGCAAGTTTTTGCATAGAGAGAACCTGATGTATAAGTACACCCTCACCACAGAGACCATTGACAAGATTTTAGAACTGGACAGACGGTATGAGTTCATAAAAATCTACATAGATGATGGCGGCCTTGGCGTGGCAGTATTCGACCAGTTACTTAAAGAGGAGCAGACCCGGAATAAAGTAGTAGCTATCAACAACGCCAGCAGGGCCCTGGACAGGGATGAGAAACGAAAGAAGAAACTGTTGAAGGAGGATTTATACCTGAACTTCAAGCGCATGCTGGAGCGCGGAGAGATCCAGTTATTGGACGACACCGAAATCTTCACAAGTTTAAAGTCAATCATCCTGGAGACAAACCCTAAGACCAACGACATCAGGATCTATGGAAGGTACACGCACATTGCAGAAGGGCTGATCAGGGCTGCCTGGTGCGTTAGAGACATACATTTAAATATTTACTTTGAGTATATGTGACAACATGGTAGATACTGGAATTTTCGCAACAACCGCAGAGGTGGGATATAAGGCAGGCAAAGGTGCCAGTGCTACTTCTAAAGCAGAGGCGTATGTAAACTCATTCATGACGCAGGTCGAAGCCTTCATAAATTCTCAGTGCCGCTACAACTTCAGCGACAATTACTCAACATTGAACGCTGACACCAAAGGAATCCTCAAAGATTGCGCATCCAACCTTGCGGCCATCTATGTGATTATATACGACATGAGCGGCTACACCAGCAGGATAGACGCAGAAGATTTAATCAACGTCTTGCGAGACGCCGCGCTTAGAGACCTTGTGCTATTGAAAGATAAGAAAGTGACTGACTTCATTCGAGAGGTTGTTTAAGATGGTCTTAAATTTCGGTAACAGTTTCTTCACAACCCCCGATGAGTTGAAAATCACAGAGCCAAGCAGTGCCTTTTATGTGCGTCATGCTAATGCAGGAGAGGGGACAGAAACAGCATATACGGTTCCAGCAGGAAAAACTTTTTATATTTCTAAAATTCTTTTCTGGCAAGACGATGATATTACTGTAAAAGGAGATGTATTTCTTAATGGAGTAATCATCTATGTGTACTATGGAAATCAAACTTTTCCGAATGGTGTTGATTTTCCTTCTCCGTTAAAGTGTGTTGCGGGAGACGTTATCGCATATCATCCGCCCTATTCCGGAGATGCGATTATACTGATTGGATGGTTAGGTTAAAATGGGATCTACAGAGATAGACTCAGCAAGGAGCGGCACAAACGCAACAGTCATTACAGACTTCTCAGTAGCTACTAAGCAAACAGACGCTGCCACTGGCCAGAATGAGACAACATATATGTGCACCAAGGCCTCACAATACCTAGGTTATTACAAAGCAATCCCTGAGTTGAAGATGGCTATTGATGCGAAAGCAACCTGGACTATTGGGAAAGGCATTTCCGCGCCAGAGCTGACCTTACTGGCCTTGAGCACGATTAAAGGCTTTGGGAAGGACACTTTCAACGCCATCCTTGAGAACCTTATCAGGGAGTACCACATCTATGGTGACGCGTTCGCAGAGATCATCAGGGACAATGATAAGCTTGTCAATCTCAAACCCTTGGATCCTGGCAGTATAAGGATAGTTGCGGATCCAAAAGGCATAATCAAAAGGTATGAACAGACCTGTAAGGGCAAAGAACTCAAGAAGTTCAAGCCAGAGGATATATTGCACTTATGTAGAAACAGGATCGCCGATGAGATCCACGGCGTCAGCATTATTGACTCAGTGGAGCAAATCATCCTGATGAGAAATGAGGCGATGGCAGATTATAAGAAGCTGCTACATAGGAACATCTATCCTGTCAGGATATGGCATTTAGATACCGACATCCCCAGCAAGATAAACACATTCAAGGCAAAGGTCGCTGCATCCAAGGGCGAGGGTGAAGACATCTTTATCCCTAAGGGCGCAGTAGAGACCGAGCTGGCGTCAGTCCCTGAGAACAGCAGTTTAAACCCAATGCCCTGGATCCAGCAGTTGAACCAATATTTCTACCAGGCGGTGGGAGTCCCGCAGATTATCATTGGCGGCAGCCAGGAGCTCACACAGACGGCAGCCCAGATTGCGTATCTTGCATTTGAGCAGACTATCGAGGAAGAACAACTATATGTGGAAGAACAGATCCTGGCGCAGATCAATCTTGAGATCAATCTGGAGTTCCCAGCATCACTCCAGAATAACCTATTGAGTGATGCGGCAAAGGATGGCACCCAGGAGCAACAGTTGAACCAACCCAATAAACTGAGTCCCCCCATGATGAGGCAGTCACAATGAGTATCTGGAGCGCTATCAAGAAAGCATATACTACTGTAGTCACAGCACTGGGTGGGAATAAAACACCCACGCCCTCACCTGTTCCTGCTGGAATGGTGGGAACGCCAACCACTACGGGCGCAGCACAACCGATAGCTAAAACGCCAACCACCACCCCTACAAATCCTCAACCTACAGTCACAACCACACCAACAACCACAGGCACAACACCAAAAACAACCACGACAACCTCAGGCGGTGGAAGTTCTCCGGCGGTTACACAGCCAGCGGCTCAACCACAAGCAACTCAGCCGCAGACTCAACCAGCAGCACAACCCCAAACTTCCCAGGCACAAGTTGAACAGCCAGCTCAATCATATACTTCTTCTTCAACCTCTACAACACCAACTACAACATCACAGAGCCAATATAGGCAGGCGCAGGTAAAGAATCCTGACGGCACAACCACGCCGACATGGATCGACAAGAATAAATCTTACATTGGGCAGACCGGACAGTATGAGTTTAATTTCTGGACTGGGGAAGGACAAGCAGAAAGGCTCAAGAACGCATTAGATACAGCAACGCTAAGATTTGGAACATCCACTGCAATCGGTGGCAATTATGTTCCTGTTGCATCAGAAGCCACGACGGCATTAATAGACGCATTAAATGTTGCAACTATACTTAATGGAGGAGTAGAGTTGTTTAATTTTATAAAAGGTGCGGCAGCAGTTGGAGAAGTAGTCACCACCGGAGGGCCCGCCCTTGTAGAATTAGCTGGCAACATCCCAGAAGCATCCGCAATAGCTCCTGAGGTGGTAGCGGCAACAGAAGTAGTAAGCAACACAAAGAATTGGCTTACAACACTTAAATACATAGGGACTGTCGCAAAGGCAGTAAAAACCCCTGTGATCGCCGTCGGTATTCTTGCAAGCCTAATAACTACTAAGGTTGCAGTGTCCCAGGCCGGAAGGGTGGCAGTGGGTAATGATCTAAGCACATTTAACGATAAATGGCTGAGTCACGCCCAGGATCTTAGGGGTGCCGGAATGACTGACATGGCTGACGAATTAGCTACTTGCGCCCAAGATGTAAAAGACGCCCTCGATAGTGGTGCTTATAATAATGTGTTTAATGGCAAAAGAAAAGGGTTGGAAGCAGTAAACGCCTGCAATGCACAATTAGCTAAAGACCTGGATACTTATAACGCCAGAGTATCAGCAGACGCCAAAGCAAAGATCGCAGAGGCACAAGCAGCCGACCAGCAAGCCGCAGACCTGAAACGCCAGCAGGATCTAGCGGACCTGGCAGACAAGAGAGCGTATGACGCGGCAACGTTGGCAGACAAGAGAGCATATGATGAGGCGCAGGCTGCAAAAGACGCAGCAGCAAAGACCGCAACTACACAAGAACAGCGCGCTTATAATGAACAGCAGACCGCTGAGCAAAGGGCATATAATGAGCAGCAGCAGGCACAGAGTGACCAGCAGGCCGCAGGATTAGAGGCAACCGCGACAGAAACGTCCCAGCCCAGTACATTAACCTTTGGCCTTTTAGGTACCTCAGGGGCCAAGGAGTTTGTTGATAAGGACAAAGCCGCACAGTATTATTTTGGGAAGTCTTATGATGAACTGACACCAGCGCAACAGATGCTACTCAACTTATTGAAGGGAACAGGTGAATAAAAAAATGGCTAATATTAAAGTTAAAATAATCAGCAACGCAGAGCATAAAGAGATATTGTACAATGTTATTAATTCGCTCCTTGCCGGAGCACTCGTATTCCTAGGCTCAATTGCCGTCGGTGAGGTTACCTGGCGCACTATAGGGATGGCGGCGATTGCAACGGCAATTGTAGCGATAACAAAGTTTAAAGTCTATTGGGACAGTGAAGGGACAGAATGGACAAAGAAAGCCGTTGGCAAGAAGGGCCAGACGGCACTATTTAGTTTTTTATAAGGGAGGGAAAAAATGACAGAAGAAAGTTTAATTGAGCAGGCGCAGAAAGCCGCAGAAAGGCTGGAGCACGCCAACAAGGTAATGGAAGAACTTGTAAAGAGACAGGAAGCTATCGAGGCCAGGAGACTCCTTGGCGGATATTCAGACGCCGGAGCTAAAGTCCCCGAATTAAGCAAAGAAGACAAAGATAAAATGGACATGAAAAACTACTTCAAGGGCACAGCGATAGAAGCGGCTTTAAAATGATCACAAAGGAAGATTGGATAAAAGGCAAAGAAGCATGGGAGAGGATCAAGAAACAGGCAGAGATAGACATAGAGCAAGCCACCCTGTATATTGCGGCGATTAACATACATTTAAATAGTTTTGAGGCTAAGAAAGAGTAAAATGGCAGTCGCAGTATGCATTGAA